TCAAGGAGTACAAGCTAGACATTGGGTTGCCATATTACCAAAACAAACAGAACACAAAAACAAAAATGTCAAATTTACTAAAGCAAAAACTCCATGGGAAGACCGTTAAATTCTTTGGCCCACCAGGTACAGGTAAAACCCACAGACTTTTAGAAAGAGTTAAACGATTTCTAAAACGAGGCATATCTCCTGATGAGATTTGTTACATCTCATTCACAAACAAAGCTATTGAAGAATGTTTGGATAGAGTAAGAAAAGATTTTAAAGGTTATGATCAAGATGATTTTAAATACTTTAGAACTTTACATTCCTTGGCTAGGCAACAATTTGCTGACATACCTGTTTTAGATCCAAAAGTAGACATGCTTCAGTTTCATACACAATATGGAACAGTAAAAATTAACTACAAACCTACTTGGGATGATCAAAAAGTTTATAACAACTGGTCCTTACAAATATATGACAGAGCGAGGAATATGAAAGCAGATCCAATAGATCTATACAAAAAAGAACCTAGAAAGAAAGTAAGACTACAACAATTTAAATCTATTATTGCGGGATACGAACAATATAAAACTTATGAATCTAAACCTGGAGAGTTTAAAAATGATCGTCTAGATTTTACAGATATGGTGCAGAAGTATATTGATTCAGGTTTACCTATTCCTTTTAAAGTATTGATGGTAGATGAAGCTCAAGATCTAACACCTTTACAATGGGACATGGTTGTTAAGTTAGCTAAACATTCTGACAAAGTTTACTTAGCAGGTGATGATGATCAAGCTATCTATGAATGGAACGGTGCAGAGGTTTCATTTTTTCAAACGTTTCCAGGTAAGGTAAAGATATTACAAAAATCTAGAAGGCTTAATAAGAAAGTACATTTCTTTTCTAAGTGTTTACTAAATGGTATGGAAGGCTACCGAATCAAAAAAGATTTTACATCTAACGGTAAAGATGGTGAGATCTATAAATGGAGCACATTGAAAAAAATACCTTGGGATATGGAAGGAACTTGGATGGTGCTTGCTAGAATAAATGATGTGAAGCGAGAGCTGCAAGACGAAGCGAAGAAGATGGGTCTTTACTATCAAGATATGCGAGGCAATAAATCATTTGATGTAAACCAGTGGAAAGCCATACAAGATTGGGACAAGATTGTTGAAGGTGGATCTATAACTAGAGAAGATGCCTGTAATATGTACAACTATTTATTAAACATAGATCACGGCTACCGATCAACGGACAGCAAGAAATGGAGCTTTGCTCATCCTAATCAAGTATTTAACTTTGAACAACTTCATTTACAAGGTGGTATGGTAGAAGACAAAAAACCTTGGGCAGATGCTTTTAAAAGAAAGTTTAAAGATAGTGAGAAAAGATACTTTAGAACGATTATAAACAAGGAAGTAGATTTAGATGCAAAAGCCCGAATCATTATTGATACAATACACCAAGTAAAAGGAGGTGAAGCAGATAATGTAGTGGTGTCCGCCAAATGTAATTTTCCTTCTCATTTTGATCGTAAAACTTTAAATGAAAGAGTAAAAGAATTAAGGGTTTGGTACACAGGAGTTACAAGAACTATAAATACTTTACACTTATTAGGTACATATCATAGGTATCATTTTCCCTTGTCTAAATATTATAAATTGTATAAAAGTAACTATGCCTAAGAAACAAATTGGTGGATCTCACTATAAATCTTTTGCCATTGAACCTTGGACATTTGTTCAAGAAAATAATTTAAATCCATTTCAAGCCAATGTAATTAGATATACGTGCAGATACAAAAACAAAGGCGGAATACAAGATTTAGAGAAAATAATTCATTATTGTGAAATGGAAATAGATTTTATGAAGAAGAAAATTCCAGATGATTCACATGAAAAAGAAGAGGAGTGGGCTCAAATGGTAGCACAAATGCAAGATTCATGAGTCATCAATTAAACTTTATATATAATGACAGTGATTGGGTTGCTCCTTCAGAGTATCCTGATCTGAGGAACGCTGATGAGGTTGCAATAGATTTAGAAACCAAAGATCCAAACTTAAAAACTAAAGGATCAGGTTGGGCAACTTTTGATGGAGGCATTGTCGGTTTTGCTGTAGCTGCACTTGGCCAGCAATGGTATTTTCCTATACAACACGATGCTGGTGGAAATATGGATTTAGCTGTTACAACAGCTTTCATGGTTGATTTACTTAAAAGACCAAGCACAAAAATATTTCACAATGCTTCTTATGATGTAGGTTGGTTACTTGCAAATGGTTTTGAGATTAATGGTAAGATTGTAGATACCATGGTAGCTGCAGCTTTAATTGATGAAAATAGATGGAGCTTCTCTTTGAATGCTTGTGCAAAAGATTATTTGGGTGAAATCAAGAACGAAACTTTTTTAAAAGAAAAAGCAAAAGAGTGGGGTATAGATCCTAAACAGGATTTATGGAAAATGCCTGCTGGTTATGTTGGCTTTTATGCAGAGCAAGATGCTGCGCTTACACTAAAGTTATGGCAAAGATTTAAGGGTGAAATACAAAAACAATCTATCAATGATGTATGGGAAATGGAAATGGAACTTCTACCTATATTAATTGAAATGAGACGGACAGGAATAAGAGTTGATGAAAGAAAGGCAGCATTACTCAAGAAAGAATTTAGATTAAAAGAGAAAGAAGTTTTACATAAAATAAAAAAAGAAACTACATTAGATGTAGATATATGGGCTGCAAGAAGTGTAGCACAAGTATTTGATAGATTAGGTGTGGAGTATCCAAGAACTGCAAAATCTGATGAACCATCCTTTACAACTAATTGGTTACAGAACTGTGAGCACCCAATAGCTGGCCTTGTTAGAGAGGCAAGGGAAATAAATAAGTTTCATTCAACATTCATAGATTCAATACAAAGATATGTGCACAAGGGAAGAATACATGCAGAGATTAACCAATTAAGATCTGATCAAGGCGGGACTGTGTCAGGAAGATTATCTTATGCAAATCCTAATCTTCAACAAATACCAGCAAGAAACAAAGAGTATGGTAACAAAATAAGGTCTCTATTTCTTCCAGAGGACGGCAGACAGTGGGGTTCATTTGATTATTCACAGCAGGAGCCACGTTTAGTAGCACACTACTCAGCGTCCATCGGAGAGCGTTTAGATGGATCTGAAGAGTTTATTCAAGCTTATGCAGACGAATCAGCAGATTTTCATCAAATCGTTGCAGATATGGCAGGTATATCTAGGACACAAGCTAAGACAATTAATTTGGGTTTATTCTATGGAATGGGTAAAGCAAAGTTATCTAAGGAATTAGGTATTAATAAAGATAAGGCAGAGATTCTTTTAAATAAATATAATTCAAGAGTGCCTTTTGTAAAAAAATTAGCTAGTGCAGTTACGCAATCAGCAAGTAAGTTTGGTTTTATTAGAACTATAAAAGGTCGTAAATGTAGATTTGATAAATGGGAACCAGCAACCTTTGGTATGAATCAAGCCATGGATTATAATGAAGCTAAAGCTAATTACGGTAATAATATTAGAAGAGCATTTACTTATAAAGCTTTAAATAGATTAATACAAGGTTCGGCTGCAGACCAAGCAAAACAAGCTATGATCGATTGTTATAAAGCTGGTCATTTACCATTATTACAGATTCATGATGAATTATGTTTTAGTATTGGTTCAAATAAAGATATTAAAACGATTAAAAATAAGATGGAGAACGCAGTTGAGAATCTTAAAGTGCCTTTTAAATGTGATGTTGCTTTAGGAAGAAGTTGGGGCGAAGCTAAAGAGGAGTAAAAATGAATTTTGTAAAACCTTTTTATAAAGAAAAATTTATAGAAAAGAAAATAATAAATTGGGACGATTTTAATTTATTAGTTAAAAACCATCCAAAAAATTATATTGAGTTTATAGAGCAAGGTAAAAATGAAAAAAAATTGTTAAATAATTATCCTAACGCTGATTTAACTAATTGTAGTATAATTTTTCTTAATGCAAAAGACGTGAAATCTGATTTTAAAACTCTACATGAGATTTTTAAATTAATGATGCCTAGTTTGACTGATCGTTGGAATGCTCATATTTATACTGGCCATACTGATAAACCATCAAGTTTTCCAATGCATTTTGATCCTAGGGATAATTTTATTTTACAGGTAGAGGGTACAAGCAGGTTCATTGTTCCACATTATTTTGATAAAATTTTTAACCCAGGTGATTTAATATGGATACCTCGTTTTGTTCCGCACTTAGTGATACCATTAACAAGAAGACTTTCTATTAGTTTTCCGCATGAATAAATATGAAAGAAAATATACCTAAACCTAAACACCGATGTATAAGATGTAAAGACTTAAAAGAAATTTGGGTTTGGAAGGATACATCTCAAACAGAAAAGATTAGAGTTGACTGCACAATGTGCACCGTGCAACGGCCACCGCAAGAACTTAGAGATTTAGGAATTATCTAGGTTTTCTTTTTGGTAATAGGTTTTTTTCTTTTATAATCGACCCACTTACAATTGAATGTTTTGAGTCCGCCTTCAGTAAGAATTTTAATAATGTGGCCTCGTTCGGTTGATTCAACGTAATGCCTAATATAGTTAGGAATATCACTGTAGCTGTCTCCTTTTTTTTGGGGCAT